CCGCCCGTAATCGCCACATTGTTGGCGTTTTGCGTAGACATTGTTCCCAAGCCTGAAACTTGAGTATTAGCAATTGCGATGGCCTGTGCAGACAATGCGGTTAGCTGGCCTTGCGCGTTAACAGTCGCCGAAAGGGTTTGGCTTGCAGAGCCGTAGGAAGCCGCAGAAACGCCCGTATTTGCGATGCTAAACGTGTTGGAGGCCAGTGATAGCCCTGTGCCCGCGTAATAGGTAGAAACGCCGGAAAACTGCACAAAGGTAATCGGCGTAGTTCCAATGGTTCCAGTAACGGCGGAGGTAGACACCCAAGCACTATTGCCGTTTGTAGTTCCGTTAACGACTACGGTGTAAGCGCCTGGTACTTCCGCCCAAACATCCATGTCAGTAGCGCGAGTCCATGCACTAGCCGATGCGACATAAATGCCGTTTGTCGGTGTGCTTGCCTGATTTTTTACCAATACCCTGTCACCTGCTAGCGTGGTGTATCCGTCAATGGTTTGCAGGCCGGATAGCGTGATTGCTGCCGTTGTTCCACATTGGACGGATTGCTTAGGATTCAGACCCTGTGCCACGGCATCGACGTATGCTTTGTTGGCAATGTCGGTGTTTCCAGAAGGTGAGGTCGTGATTTGTCCGGTAGTGGACAAGATATTGGTAAAAACACCCGTGGAAGGTGCGATCGCACCGATAGTCGTGCTATCAATAGTGCTATTTGTGATCGTCAGTCCCGTCTGAACGGGGTTAATCGTTGCATAAAATGGCAAACCCTGACCGATAAAAGTGTTGAAACTGTTATCCAGATTAAACAGCGCCTGCACTGGCAGGATGTTTTGATCTACGGTCTTTGCTGGGTTTGCCATTTTTTACCTTACGACTGGTCAACCAAAGGTGTGACGTAAACCAAGTTAGTCCCCGATACGCTCTTTGCAGTAACGTAGCAAGGCAATTGGTTGTTAATAACAGGGCAGGCGAAAACAATAGGCATTTCCATTACTGCGGGCAGAATGTAATCACCGAAAGTTCCGTCCCCTGGTACTGCTGCTGAATCGGTAGAAATTTGACTGAATTTGATAGCTACGCTTCCAGTACCCGTATTTAGGCAAGAAACGTAATTAGCTTGGTCAGTCGTATTTGTTACCAATGCAACCGCCGAATGTGCGCTAGTCGTCACGGACAGGCCGAGAGTTTGACCAGCCAAACGGAGTACAGAGGTGTTAGCCATGATTAAACAGCCGTAACGGGCAACGGGCCTTCAGCGCGAACGATTTGAATGGCATACGCACCTTGTGCTGGAGTAGCACTTGCATTGGTAGCATTTACAAATTGAACGGAAAGAACGCCAGGGTTATAACAATCAGCCTCGCCAGGGATGATACCCACGGTTTGAATGCCAATAGCGCCGATAACCAAAATCAAATCAGTTGTTTGCAGGCCAGGGACGCTAAACGTCTGAACTGCGCTGGTATAGGCAGCAACAGCGGTAGGTGCAAGGCTAGGGGCGATGTAAAAAGTTTCGTGGGAATTACCACGGGTGATGGTCGTAGAAGACATATTGATTCCTTTGAAAAGGTGAGAAATTGTAACCCGAAAAGAAAAAAAGCCATCCCTTTTGAGGACGGCCTTCCTTCTATCTATACCCGTTTAGAACGGGACGCTGAAGTCGTAGCCGTAGACATATACGTCAAACGTAGCGCCTGCGACTGGAGTAGTCAGACCAGCAGTTACGTTCAAGTACAGGTTTTGCACGGTAGCAGCGGTGGCGGACGACGAAGCGGCAACCAACGACACACCTTGAGGAGTAGTCAAGTTACCAGCGGTGATCGCGCCGAACAAGCTAGAACCACCCGAAGTCGTAGCAACGCCGAGCGCCAATCCGGTAGGAGTGACAGAAGCGCCGCTGGCGTTCAGGTTGGTAACCATGAGGCTTTGAGGCAGATAAACGGTGCTATTGACCACTTGGAAAGCATAGTTTCCGGTGGCGTTAGCGGTCACGTTCTTGATCGTGCCAATAAGACGCAGGGTGGTGGCGGTCGTAGCGCCTTGGGGGTGAGTAGTATTAGTTACTGCTGGGCCTGGATTTGCCATGATAGTTTCCTTAAAAAAAAGTTAGTAAACGGGGCCGAAGCCCCATTCAGGTTTAGCTAGCGATGCGGCAAGCCAACTCAGGGTAGAGTGGCGCCCATCCATACAGTACATCCAAACGAGTCGGGCATTCTGTTACTTTCGGCCTTTCGGCTTACTGACCATTTTTCAATGGCGGGGTAGATTCTTCGATCCACCCTCTGAGACTTCGGATTTAAGTTACGTCTCAGTTCAGACTATCGCATCAACCTTGTTACAGGTTGTTTTCTCACTTAGTCGTTCACGGTGCTTTTTATCGCTTCCGCCTTGTTGTCTGCTTCCAGAGTTCCAAGTCAATCAGAGAAAATTTTTCCTTAACACCTTACAGTATTAGGCCACCATAGCAAACATTTTATCGTTTGCACCGTTAATGGAATCGTTGTTAATTGTGTACTGGCGAACCACACGCATAGACAGACCGATTTCTTTGTCCGAAGCACGACCAGCAAAGTGAACGCCATCAGGCAATTCAAGGTCAGCCACAGCCAAAGTAAACGCATTGCGGTGCATCATGATGTTCTGAGGAGAAGCAACGCCGGTGTTATTAAACGCCGTGATGTTCTGAGAACCAGAGGATGTAATGCTCACGTTTTGGAATTGACCAGCGGTGATGATGGCGGGGCTTACTTGCACCGAGGTAGCGCCGGTTCCAACGGTAGTCGTAGCCATAACCACAAAGTTGCGCAGCTTGCCGTAAGATTGACGGTTCTGAGGGTTGACAGCATACACGCCAGGGATAGTGAACACGTCACCAGCATTGAGCGTGGAGGCAGACGAAGCAGCCAAAGAGATAGTCGAGAATTGCGACCAGCCGGAGGTCAGGAAGCCAGTGCCGGTAGACACGTTGATGGCGATGGTGTTTGCAGACCAGCTACCAAAGGTTTGAGACACGACGTTCTGATCAAGTTTCCAGTTCACGCCAGCGGAATCACGACCCATCAGGCCCTTGCGGTACTGCTCGCCGATAGCTTCTTGGGGAACGAAAAGACCCTTGAGGCTGTCAACGATAGTGGCAGAGGTGAACGGCTCGATGATGACCGAACGACGACCGTCGCGGGGAGCGCCTTCGCTGTCCAGGTAAGCACCAGCGGTCAGATAAGTAATCAGACCAGTGGGAGGCGTACCAGCAGTACCGACGATGTTGGCGGTGTTCAGGTTAGCCATAACCATACCGTCACGGTCAATCTTGTTAGCGATTGCGGCAACAGCGGGTTTCAAAACGCGGCTAGAGAACATATCCAACGACAAAGCGAGGTCTTGCGTGGTGAACTGGGTATCAACGTGGAATTGAGTGCTCAGAGTCACGGGAACGCTAGATTCGTTGAAGTCTTCAACATTCAAAGCAGGGCCGGTAGTACCGATGAAACGACCAGGTTTACGGACGTTAACGGTGTTACCGATTTTTGCACCAACCACAGCGAACTGGTCGTCGTAGTTACGGTCAACTTCCGAAGTGAAAGTCAATTCATTTTCCAAGACCATCAATGCTTCATTGGTGATCTTGCTGATAGTTAGCAAGTTATTTGCCATGATTAAATACTCCTAGATAAAAAAAGATTTACCGAATTTTGCCCGCTTTGCGTTGCGCTTTCCAAGCCTGATAGCTGCCATGAAATTGACCGTTAGAGTCCACACTTGCTTCCATCGAACTGTTTGCGCTGCGAATCGGGTTAATCGGCGGTTTTGCTTTAGTTCTTACAACAGGTTCACTCGGCTCCGCTTGAGTTTGCTTCTCAAACCTTGCTTCTAGTTTCCCAATCTCGCGTAGTGCGGCATTTGGCGACATAGACGTAATACGTTTTGCAACTTCATCGTCTTTTGCAAGGTGATATAGGATTTGTGGGCCCACTTCACTTTCCAAGATAGCATCACGAATCGCGTCATTTACTGCCACGCTACTAGATGCAACCATGTCATCGAAATCGGGAATATCTGCTTTAGCTGCTGCAACTTTAGAGGCCCATGCAGAAATTACTTTCTGACGTTCCCCGTCTGCCCTGCGTTCAGCGTCTTCCTTATCTCGCCTTACCAATGCTTGTTCAGCCGACCAATCTGCTAATGCCTCTGCGAATTCAAAGGCATCAGTAAATTGAGACGGTTGAGGCTTTGCATCAACAGGTGCAGCCGGTTTAGGCTGTGTCTGCTGGCGTAAAGCCGCTACTTCGGCCTCCAGTCGTTCCCGTGCTTCGCGCTCCCGTGCCGCTTCTTGCCGCGCCAGTTCACGTTGCTTGGTTATTTCTGAAAACCTTTTCTCGATTTTCGGATTCTGTTTACGTTCTTCTGCTGGTTTAGCTTCATCTTCCTCACTTGCATCACTCTGCGAAATTTCCTCTACCGGCTCTGATTTCTCAGCCTCGGGAGTCTGTTGTTCGTCAGCTAATCCAAGTCTATTTGAGTAAAAATCCGCTGCATTCTCGCTAGTCAATACTTGACCGGCTTCTTTTTCGCTACTTGCCATGAGTTTCCTCAAGAAATATACCCAGTTAATACCTAACTGGTAAGGTTGTGTGGTTTATACCACAAATTCTATATAGCGCGTTCAGTAGTTTCTGCTGATGCTGCGCGCAATGAGCGTTCATCTAGCTGCGCCAACATAAGCGCAAACTGTCCCTTAATGTGTTCAATCTCAATTTGAGTCTGTGTTTTAAGTACCGTATCGTGCGCCGCCGTATCAGTCCGCAGCTTCATATCAGCGTGGCGCTCTTGGTCGCGTAGTTCAAGGTCGTGGGCGCGGTTGGTTTCTTTAATCAACGTGCGCTTAGTTTCGGCGTCTTGCTTGACCTGCTCAATGTCGGAGCGTTGTTTCATAGCCAATTGCATTTGCTGCATTTCTTGCTGCATTTTCTGCATTTGCGCCTGTGCATTCTTGAGTTGCATTTGCACTTGAGGCGGAATAGGCGATTTTTCATCAATCTGCGCCAGCGGGTTAGCAGCGGCAAGGCGATCAGCAATGATGTCAGCGCCAGGGAAGTCCATGTTGCGGAAAATAAGGTCGCCTGCTTGTTGCATAAGGGCGGGGTCAACCTTGAGCATATCAACCATAGATTCCACAGCTTCTTGGCGCTTACTGTTGTATCCAGGGCCGGTGTCCATCACCACGTCGTATTTGCCTACGCTCATATCGTGCATTACGGTATATACACCCTGGGCGTCTTGTTGCGGTTGATTGATACCCACTAGGTCAGGCTTTCCGTCAGGGCCAATGATTCGCATTACGCGCTGCGAGTCGTAAACGTGCGGAATCAGGTCAAGGATGATCTTTCCGGTGTGCTGGATAGACTTTGTAAGGTTGTCGTAAAAGTCAAAGTTTGTCAGGTCTACCTGCTGCTGCTGACCGTTCAACGCCTTACCGGACATATTGCCTGGCAGTTGTTGGCTAGGGTCGTAAATGCCCATTAGCGTGGAGATGTCCTGATTGATAGACTGTGCAGCCGCCATCACGCCGGTGGGCGGTGGTTCGGGTTGCAGGCGCTGGGGTGGGGGTGCAGGCTGTCCGTCAATGTCGGTTTGCTTGTAGCGTAGCAGCGGATAGGATTTGACGTTAGCGCCAGCCCATTCGTTTTCGTGGCCTTCGTCTTGGCCTTCTGCCATTATCCATTTGGCCTTTGGAGCAAGCGCAACCGATTCAGTGATGGTTGTCTGCCAAAAGTTGTACATCCGCTGGGCATCTTTGGCGTGGCGAACCATACCAAACTTCTTCTTTTTGTCCCCAATCACCACATGGCGACCATAGACGGGTACGACAGGGATGTAAGTGCCAGGCCATTCACGTTCCTCAATCACTTCAATCGCGGTCAGCTTTTTCCATTTCACCGTGCGCTTATAGCTTGGGCGCTTGTCCACAATCTCCAAACCAGCCATTTCAAGGCGTTTAAAAAAGTCTGAACCTTCGGCAAACTTACTTGTTCCGTCGCTCAGTTGGTACAGGGTTGCTGATTCACGCTGGACGTAAAAGTATTCGGCAATGCGAATATCCTCTTTGGTAATCCACTCGGATTGTGCATCACCCGTTCCGCGCTGTGTGAATGAGGTTCCATCGTCGCATTTAGGATACAGTTTGCGAAACTTCTCCTTGCTCATCATTGTTGTAATTAAACAACGCTCTGCGTCCGAACCATCTACGCGCTCGGAATTGGGGTCAAAGTAAACCGTGAATGGGTTATCAATGGTGTCGATGTAGATTTCTTGGTCGAAACTGTCTTCGCTGACGTAATTCGTAGTAACGCGCCAGAATCCCCATCCCATGCGTACAGCGTGGTCAAAGGCGGTATCGTAGGCGTTATCAGCATTGGAATTGACTTCAATGTGCCGTGTCATGCCCTCAATAACTTCGGCGGTCTTTTCCTGCGCTTGGGAGTTAGTGCCGTGTACTTTGATGCGTGGGCGTTGCTGGCGCTGCTGGTTGGTGACTTGGCGGCAGTATCCGTCCAGCTTGTTAATCGTCAGGATTGGGCGAGATTCCAGATTGCGCGAGTTTTGCAATTCGACGGGCCATTGGTCGCCGTTAACAAACTTCAAATCCTCCAAGGCTTCTTGGCGGTTCATAGTGTCCGCATCATTGCACAGCTTTAGAAAGTCTTTGGCTTCGTCAATGATTGGGTCGTAGTCGCCGTCGTAATCGCTCATATATATCCTTTAGCCCATCCAACTTTGTGGCATGGCGTAGCTGGGTTTGCTTACTCTGCGTTTCGGTTCGTTAACCACCAGGCCAAGCATTCGGAAAGCGTCCGCACCGTGTGAATATTGGTCATGCAGCGGGTTTTTACTGAATTGCTTTGTGTCTGGGTCTACATCGTATTTATAGTGACGAAGGCATTGTAGCCCATCATAACAATTTTCCCTATCAAACCAGCAATTGCGGAATAACGTCCGCGCTGCGTTGATACTGTCCACAATGGGCGTTCGCGGGATTATTTTGGTTTTATAGCCTGCTGCACGGACAATTTGGTCAATAGAACGCCCTGCCGCTGCAAGGGTCTTATTCTCTGCATCATGGGGAAGCCACAGCGTATCGTAAACGTAGCCATAGGTTTGCATCTTGGCTAGATAGTCGCTAATGGTCTTTTGGCTATCCTCAATGTATCGAATTACACGGGTTTCCATGCCGATAAACTGGACGAACCATATTGCCGTAGCGTCAGACCATCCCAAGTCAAACACAGCGTGAACAGGCTTTGTGGCGTCATAAGCTACACGGGTAATCCGGTCTTCCAGTTCAGCCATTTGGATTTCACGAGCAAAGATAGCCCCATCCACTGTCTGCCTGCACAGACCCTCCCAAACCGTGTTGTAAGCCTCTATATCCCTATCCCGCAGGGCGTCCTTCTCTAGGCGTAGCGTCTCAGGGAACCAGGGATTGTCCGACCAGTTGATCTTTACAACTTTGCAGTTAGCTGGTGAATTCAGCACAAACCGCTGGTATGTTTCGTCGGTGTCCAGTTCAGGGTTAAAGCTAACCCATATCTCGGATTCTTCCTTGCGGATGGTAGGTATCAGCGTATTCCAGCTAGTCTTGGAGACGGTTTGCGCCTCCTCTACCCAACACTTATCCACACCTTCAATTGATTTGACGTTGGTGACGTTGTTCCGCAGGCCAACAAAGAAGAATTCTGTGCCGTTTTTGCCGCGAATGCTTTTGTCGGTGATTTCATAGAAGCCAGTTAGCCCCATGCTATCAATCTGGTCGCACAGCAGCTTATGGACGGAATCCTTGATTGAAGTCTGAAACTCACGGGCGCACAGAATACGCAGCGGAGACTTAGCCCCCAAGATTAAAAGCGCACGAGCGATTCCCCATGATTTAGCACCGCCGCGACCACCATAGCAAACCTTGTAGCGTTGCGGTTCAAACAGAAACGCCAGCTTCTGCGGAAACTGGACATTCTTAATTGCCTTCTCAATGCTCATCAGGCTTTACAAAAGTGACTTGAATCCCAGCAAGCAAGGGAGCGCCGTTAGCCCCCGTGATTTCTTGCTCACTCTTATCTCGCCAGCCAAGCACATTTTTAGCCGTAAAGATGCTGAAATTGGCGTGAAAAGCATTTGCCATAGCGCCTTCAACAAGAATTGCTTCCTGATATTCCTTGCTTTTCTTGTAGGCGTAAGAAAAATTTGGATGTTTTAGCTCACCATCATCATCTTTAGATGTCGCCCAATCGTGCAATGTCTCCCGTGTGACACCTATCATTGTGGCAAATCTAGCAAGGGTTGGGAACTTAGCGGGTACGATTTCGCTGCCTTTTTCATTAC